TCTTCATTGTAAAATGCAGGAAACTGACTTCTTACAAATGTAGATACGTATTTTTCTACTTGGAAATCCATTATCGTTTAGTTTCTGTTACTATGATTGAAACATCTGTTGGATCGATAAGAATAATTTTATCGTTTTTGGCGTAGATATCACTATCTCTTGTTTTCACATAAAGATTAATATAGTTTGAGTAAGAAGAAGTTAACAAATTGTTGATTTGTATTAATCCATTTGTATAATCAACAGATCCGATATTAGCAATGGCTTGAATATTCAATTGAATTGTTGAATATATTTTAAGATTACCAGCACCATCATCAGCGATATAGCTTAATGGATATTCTGTTCCATCAGAAGAAACCCATGTGAACTTATCGGAAATTACAGAAGCATGCTCTACGTGAGTATCAAAACTAGTAATATAGAGCTCTGTGTGTGGTATTCCTGTATCAAGTGTACCACCTTCGTAATAAATTACGTTGTTCATATCAAGTTTATATGAAGTAGCATAATTTAATTTTGGTGATAGTCTTTTAACAGCTCTTAAATCTGTTTGATTGCTTGTTATACTTGTATCAGAATTATCGATATCTGTAGACAAACGACTGAATCTTAAATCATTACCAAAATATTCAAGACTGTTTAAACTATAATTAGTTATTGAATTTAATACTGCAGCTTGAATTTCTGAAATTGTTTTTGTTGTTTGTTTAGGATCGTATTGAACATATGTGATAACTGAAACATATAGATAATCTGGGTCATTAATTTCCACTCTGTTAGGAAGAGCGATAAAATCTGTTAAGTAATTCGATATCTGGTTTTTAACATAATCAGGTGCAACTATACCATTTGCTGGTTTGATAACAATAATAACTCTTCCATATTTTTTAGGTTCTACTGTTTCACCACCATAAACGTTAACGTCCGAAATTACACCACCAAAATTATTAAGAACAAGAGATGAATAATCATCGCTGGCTACAGCTCTTTGCTGTGTAGCAAAATATCTTGGAGCGCTGAATTTTACAGAATCGATCGATTCTTGATTAGCACCACCAGCAGAGCTAGAGTTTACAACAATAGAACTTGGTCTAATAGTTTTAGGATTTGAGTTAGATAAATCATCAATAAGCGTAAATGATGTAATACCGTCGGTAATAATACCACTTGATACACGATAATTGATACTTACAGTTCCACCATTTAATGGAACTCTACCAAACAATCCGTCACCGAATACTACTTCATAAAGATTATTTTGAGCTGCCTGTAAGAAGTAAACAGAAGAAGTAGTATTCAAACCATACAAAGTTTGTGCTCTAGAAAATACTGTTGTATTAGCACCATTGTTTTCATAAACAGTAACTTCTATACTATCAATGTCTACATTTTTATTGGTTATCAAATACTTTTGAGATTCAATTGCATAGTTTACAATGTAAGAATCAGTGAAATATTTACCTTCATAAATTGTTAAATTGGCAGCTGTATATGTGTTAGAAACAGAAATATAAGAGCTTAATTCATTTGTTATGAATGTGAAAACACCATTAGAATTAGATCCTGAAAATCTAGTTCCTTTAGGAATTTGAATTTGTCCAGAAGAGTCAGATGTCAATGTCAAAGTTACATCAGCGATGGAAGATCTGGCGCTTCTAGGGGTATAGTTAAGTTCTTTGGCATGAGAAATTACAGAGTCATACTTCTGAGCTGAGTCCATGAACATCTCAGAAGCGACCATGTTAAGATAAAAAGAGTTAAGATAAGAGTTATACGCCATAACATCAAGAAGAACATTGATGTTAGAACCGTTATAATCATAGTCCTTAAAAACAGACTGAGTCGAAAGAAAAGTCTTAAATTCCTGCTTTAGAGTATCGAAATCTAAAGAAGTAAGGACTACTGAAGAATTTGCTGCCATTTATCGGACTCTTTTTAAAACGTAATTAAAAGTAATTGGGTCTACTTTATTTATTAGACGGTAAACAATGGTTATCATTACACTATTTTCATCTGGTATACCAGCTCTAGATTGTGTTCCTAGAGCATCTGCAACAGCAGATTTTACACCAACATCTATCAAAATAACACGAGGTTCATTTTTTTCTATAGCATTTTTTACCATAAATTCTAATGTAGTCACACCAACACCAGCTCTAAATTCTTGAACTGAAAGAGGTTGAAATAACATTTTGTAAACATTAGAACCAATAACTGGTTGGAACATTCTTTCGCCAACATTAGTCATGATAATGTTTCTTAAAGATTGGTTTACAGAATCTTCATTAAGAACACGTCCTAATTGGTTACCAAAAGGTGTTTTCATAAAACTGTCAAGAAAATCTGAAAAATATTCTTGTTGTTTTATTGTTCCTGTTAAAGCGTCTGCTCTTGTTAATGCCATTTAATAACCTTTATGTGTAAGTAAATTTAGTATTAGCATTGGTTGAGCTTGTTCCAGTAGTAGTAATAACAGAAACGTCTAATGTTTCTGCAGTAAATGCTTGTGGAACAGAAGCTGTTATTTGTGTTTTACTGTTTACTGTGGTACTATAACTATAAAGTTGACCGAACCTAACACCGATAACATTAATAAAATTATTTCCAGTAATAACGACAGAACCACCACCCGCCAAACTACTTGTGTTTGAACTCATTGAAGTAATAGAAGGTGCAGGTGTTGATAACACAGAGGTGTATGTAAATTCATTATTTGATGTATTTTTACATATACCACCATCAGCATCAACAACAACATTTAATGTTGCAGCTCCTGTGCTTGCTGGTGTAGTTGCAGATATAGAAGTAGAATTAGTAACAGTATATGTTGCAAATTTGCCACCAAATTTAACAGATGCGACATTAAAGAAATTGTTACCTGTTATTACAACAGTATTACCACCAGAAACATCTCCACTAGTGATGCTCAAATTAGTTATAACAGGAGGTTGAATATATTCTATTCCAGTTAAGTTATATACAATATTTGAAAACCCTGGTAGATATCCATATACACCACTAATAGTTGATAATGACCAAACAGAAGTTAAATTCATGCTTGTATCAGAAGTAATTTTATTAATTACTTTATTAACACCATTAATACGTATAGTGGCGCCATTTGCTATAGCTGTAAATACAGTATTAGTTCCAACAACATTAGCAGAACTGTTAGCTATAGCTAAAGTTGCAGTTGTTCCACCATCAGCATCAAGTAATTGAGATCCTTTTGTTTTAGAAATCGATTGTACGTAAATAGCATCATTAGTTTGTAATTGAGATTGAACAACAGCAGTCAATGTTCCGTAATTTCCTACTGAAGAATTATAATACAAATATTGATTGGCATTAAAAGTAGCATCATTAACAGCCAATGTAACAGAAAAAGAATTATTAGCATTATCTTGATTACAAATATTAATACCAGTTATAACAGTATGATGTACGTTTGCAGGAGCTTTGTATAACAAAGTTAAGGTGTCATCAGAAGGTTTACTCTGAGCAAGTGTTTTATTAATTAAAGTTATCATATTATATCCTTATGCAATTTGTACGTTTGGAGCGACAGAAGTTATAGGTTTACACGCACCACAAAAACAAGTATAAAAATCAGAAGCTGTCATTGGTGGTCTTCCATTTACTAAAACATTTGGTGACGATGGAGTGCAAAAAAAGCCAGGATGTGGTATAACAAATTTTCCAATCACAACTGTATGGATTGCAGATAAATCTCCTGCTAAAACTGCTGGTACACCATTAAATAAAACATTTGGCGCCGTTGCTGGACCAGAAGCTGTAACAGGTGTTGTAGTCCGATGTAAAACAGAAGCAGCTGATGTATAATTGGCTGTAATAACTGAGCCTGGCATTTTAATTCCTTTTTGTTATTTATCCTATTAATACAACAGGAGCAAATACAGCTGCTGTACCGCCACTGGCTAGTTGAACTGCTCCAGCTGCAGCAAATACACCTTCTGATTCACTAGTTACTGTCATTGGTCCAGCAGAATTGATAATAGCGCCACCCAAAGATTCTATTGTTAAAGATGGAGTTGCTATAGCAATACCAGCAGCAGTCATACTAATAATAGAAGCTCCACATTTTATTGTAATTGTGCCAGAATTCATTTCAATACTTGCAATAGGTCCAACAGAAATTTTAGCAGAAGATGGTGTCATAGCTAAATTAGAAATACCACATGTTACTGTAATATCGGTTGGTGAATTGACTGACATAGATTGACTAGAACTAACATTCATAGTAGCAGCAGAATTTACCGTCATTGGTTGGGTTGAATTGATACCCATAGTTCCTGTAGAACTAACATTCATAGTTGCTTCTGTAGCAATACCCATAGCTCCAATTGATATCACATTCATTGTTGCTAATGTATTTACAGACAATGCACCAGTAGAATGAACTTGAAGTTTTTCTTCTCCACCAATATCAATATTGCCAGAAGCATAAAGATAATATTCTTCACCTACAGATTCTACTCTAGATCCACCAGATCCAATACAAAAGCTGCCATTAGCTCCAAAGTGCATGTCTCCATCAGCAGTATAAACTACATCACCACTTGCTGCTTTGTAATGGTTACCACCATCAGCTACACTATATGTACTTTCTGCTGCACCACCAAGTTCTTGTTCTCCAGAACCTTTGATAGTGTTTTTACCAGCAGTTAAACCAAGATCTTGTGCAGCAACAGTGTTTATATTACTTTGGCTATAAAGAGCATGTTGACCATCAGAATTATGACTATGTCCACCAGTTGTGTAAGATCTTACTTCTATATCTAATTGATTTCTTAAACCGTTTGCTTCTTCACTGACGAAATTTCCAGCATAACCAATTTTTTCATGGAAAGCTTCATCTGGTTTATCTGGGTTATTAGAAAAATATTCACCACGTCCAAGATCATCAGAAGATCCACCAACAAAAGGATATTCTGGAGTTGAACGACCATCATCATATGGTGTTTTATCTAAAAGTTTATTTGGTTTATAATCACCAGCCATTTATGTTGCAATCCTCATGTTCTTTAATATATTTGAAGCAGCATTTACTGCACCTAAGCTGGCGCCAGAATATCTCATTGCTGCTGCAGCGCCAGCAACAGTAATAGCAACGCCAGCTGCTTGACTTAATGCGCCTGTGAGTTGAGGACCAAGTGCATCATTAAGAGCTCCAGATAATCCATTAGTTGCTTGTGATAATAATCCATTTCCACCTAAACTACCAACAACTCCAGCAAGTGCTCCTAAACCAGCAATAGCACCAAGAGCACCGTTTCCACCAAATGCACCTTTAGAAGCTGATTGCATTCTTTTTATTGTAGCCATGTTTCTAGAAAAAGCAGTTATAGCAATTCCTACTTTACCAGCATCTACTACACTTTTTGGCAATCCAAGTGTTTGAGCTAAACTCATAATTGTACCAAGTAACCCAAGGATTAATGTTAAATTATTAATTAAAGTTGAACTGTTACTACTGTTGTTACCAACAACTAAATTCATACTTTTATTTGGAATAACTGTGTTGTGATGCGCTAATATATCATTAATATCCGCAGGTGTTACTGAATTTAATTTAATGAAAGGATCTAAAGCAGCTGCAATTTCATAAGCGCTAGTAGTTAATATTTCTTGATCTGCACTTTTATATGGAGGTTGTTCTGGTGTTCTTTGAGTCCAAACTCTGTCTCCATCTGGGCCAACCCATAAGATATAATCAGGAAAATCTATTTCTTCTTGAGGCTCATATTGTTTAACATACATATCTGGAGGAAAAGTGTACAATGGTACTGGAACACTTTTCCCATATGTAAAAGTTGGTACAATCAGTGTAGGAATATTATTATCTCCATAAAGAATTATGTCTGAAATTAGTTTCGAAAGACCTGCATGGACCATATCTTGGTATTCAAGTGTTACAAAAAGTATACCATCAACACCAAATCCATTATCAAATGCAGTTAAAATATTTTCAGGTTTATATTTCTTTGTTAAAATAGAAAGAGCTGCACTAAACGCATTTGACATCGTTTTACCAACTGGTGAAGATATCGGGCTTGGTTTAGAACTTGATTTATTACCTGCAAAAGACATAATCATGGCGATAGTTAACATGCTTTTCATCATGTTAGCTAATACTTGCGATTGTCCATTTGGGTCAGCGCTCATTACAGCTTCTGGTAATCTTTTATCTGGATCTTCAGATGCGGTTGTTGGGTTAGATGGAACTTTAGCATTTTTACGAGCTTCTTCTGCCACACCAAGTTCATTTTGATCTGTTGTTCTTAATTCTCCATATGGGTCTGCAGAAGCTAAGGGTCTTTCGCCCCCACTAAGAGTATGGGGTGGTATGCTTTTTGGTCTATCATCTGGAGGTCTTGGGAAATCGATAGATATATTTCCCTTACCTTCTTTATGTTTTTCAGGATCTGGATTTTGTATACCCATTATGCATCCTCCGCTTTAGCGCCGCGAGAATAAGTTCCCAATATTATTGGGTACTGTTCAGCAGTATCATTTTCTAGAAAACTTACAACAACTCTTGATCCTACTCTCATACCAGTTGGTATAACACCAACTCTATTAGTAGCAGCTGAAGTTATTGGTTGTATTGGTAAAGCCCAAGGTAAATCTTCATCTTTAACATTTTGTTCATCGTCATGATGGTTGTACATTCTTATTTGTACTCTTCCAGATTTTGTAGGATCATCTTTTATGTTTCTTACTTCAGCAACATACAATTTACCCATTTTGACCACCACCCTCTTTATAAGAAGCTTTAACAACTCTAAGAATCATTGTGTATCTTGGAGATTGACCAATAGGTAAAACTTTATGTCTGATACTTACTACCAAAGCTTTACCGTTCATTTGTTTTTCTCCCATAGAATCTGCTGAAGGATCGGCTTTTCCTGGTATATTTAATTCAATCATACTACCAAGTTTAATATTTGGATTGCCTGGTATTTCAAGCTCTGCAGCGTTTTGAGCTATGTGAGAATAGAATGCTGTTCTTTTCTTACGAGCATCTGATATTTCAGTTTTCTGATTTTTATTATTGACAGGATCGTGTAAAGATATAGATGGAACATTTTCCACATCTCTGTTAAAGTTACCATATGTTCCTGAAGATGAAGTAGTACCATCGGATGTTGTATAATCAGGTGGACGTGGAGGTGGAACATTACTCAATTTACCAGTTGTCAAATTGTAAGACTGTTCATTAGTTTTATCAAATGGTCTAGATGCTGTGAAAAAAGAATCTGAAGCTTTGAACCAAATTATAGAATTCTGTTTATCAGATTCAGAAGCACCAGCGCCCAATGTTAAATTTTGAGATAATTTAACAACAGGAGATTGTTTGAATAATTCTTCAAATGTACTCATAACATACTTTTGTTGACCGCCGTCATCTGTCATATAAAGTGTATACAGTGATGATTCATTTTGAGCAGAAACATGTTCATTTGATAGTTTCTTAAAAGCTTCCATAGGGTGTTCTTGATGAAATACAAATCTTCTTTGACCCTTTGTAGAGTCTTTAACATCAACCTCTAAATCTGATTTCAAATTTTCTTTAACTATATCTTTAACAATATCACTAGTGTTTTTATTGTAGCTTTTCTTTACATAATTACCTTGTGAATTTATAAGCTCTGGTCTTACTAATTTAAGCTGATACTGTTTGTTTTTACCAGCACCATAATTAGCTTGAGAACTATCATCTAGGTTTGAATTTTGTAATAATCTAAATTTGAAGTTTTTATCACCTCCAAGGAAATCACTACCACTGAAAGATATTTGTGCTTCTTCTCTACCGTTTAAATTAACAGAACCTAAAGCATCAATAGCATCTACAACAGTAACTTCGCCAACTGGACCCAAAGGATTTAATATATCTTCATATATGTTCATGTACGACATATACAAGCCTGGACTAGCAGCTGCTAGATCCATACTTCCAATTCTTAAAGTTTGAATGTTTATTTCACCGTAAGACATTATTTTTTCAATAGCCTCTTAAGATCACTAATTGCAATTCCATTGTATCTATTATCTAACACTCGTATAGTTTTGTTATATTCATTTTTAATAGTTTCATAATCAAAATATGTAACAGCTGTCCAATAAGATTGTTCTTCTTCTCTTATGTTATTAGCAGTACAAGTAACAGAAGTGAAAATTGTATTTACTGTGCTTTCGTTGCCATAGATATAACTTGTATTACTCGAAGCTAAATCATAAGTTCCAGAAACATGCTGTACATAAACTGTATTATTTGATGTAGATAAAACTTGACCTTTACCAGTAGTATTTGTATCATAAACAATATTTACAATTTCGTCTTTTACGAAGTTAGTATTTGAAACTGTGTAAGACATAATTTTATTTGTATTTACTGTCCAATCGATTTTTTTTCTACTATATGATATAACTTTATTACCAGCGCCTAAAATTGGCTCCCAATAATCTTTCATATAAGCAGGTAAAGCATTATAAAAAGAACTAGAAATAGGTTCTTCGTTAATCCAGTTATTTCTATAATTTTTAATTTTCGTTTGAGCTGTAT